CTCTCTCCTCCACCAGCACTACCAGAACCACGCCACGCGCCACCAGTGCCATAGACGCGAATAATTCCTATTCCGGTTTTGATTCCTGTTCGCGCATCCGGTATTCTGTTAACCCACCAGCTTAACTAATCTTCCTACCGATACCGAAATCTCCGGGTTTTGTTAAGATACAAGCTTAATTCGCTTACCGCGCGTCCTCTATCTCTTTCCCACGGCGGATTTCAGCGGTACCGTCTGATTTCCGTTTATTCGCGCGATCTCGTCCGATCCTATATCCTACCATTCCCCGCCTCGATTAAACGCCTTAGAACGGGAATACGGATGCGCGCATTTCCATCCTGAGCGTCGATCTCCATCCATCCCATACCAGAATACTACCAGAGAAAAGAATGCGTCTATAGCGCTGGAATTGGACGAGAAGGCTAAATCCGCTCCAGCAGCGGATTACCGCGATTTCTCGATTTTCTCACCAAATGCGCTACGAAACCCACGCCACCAGCGCCATACCGGAAAGGCGATCCTCGTATTCCTTTATTCAAGCCGGTTTCAACGCCTACACCCGAAACCCGCTCCACCAGCGGTACTCAGTGCTGCATTTCCCTCCATTCCTTTATTCAAGCTACCGGCGTGCTGCATTTGCCGGCAAATCCGCTTCCATAGCACATTCTCGAGAACCATACCGAAATCCGCTCCGGTAAAGGAATACGAGGATTCAATTCTTCCCGATCCGCTTCCATAAAGCCTTTCAACGGGCCCCTGGCCCTCTATCCCGCTCCCCCGCCTACAATACAAGCGAAATCGCCTAAACCCGCTTCAATAAAGGATTTCAGTAAAATCCGGGAATACCGCTTCAGTAAAGGAATACGGCGATCGCTGAAATCCGCTTCCAGACCGTAATTTCGAAACCGATCGCCTGGAGCCTTTCGCGAAAAGGATTTCAGCGATTCTGAACGCGTAAACCCGCTTGAATAGAGGAATGCAGAGGATACCATCGCCGCGATCCGCTTCAGGCCTGGGTTGCAGCCATAGAGCCCGAAACCCGCTCCAGGAAAGGAATACACGGGCCCGAAATCGAGGGAAAGGCCGGAAACCGGCTCCAGGAAAGGATCGAGGAGTAGGGCGCTGAAACCCGCTCCAGGAAAGGATTTCCGCGATTGGCCTGTAGGCCGCTGCTGGAGCGGGATTGCGGATCGCTGTGTTGCGCTGCTGGAGCGGGTTTGGGAGATTGAAGGGGTGGGGGTGATCGGGCGGGGTGGTTCTTTTCGATCTATCATTTTCCCTATCTATCTCCGCTTCAAAATTTTCCTCGATGATCGCACTTCCTTTCATAAAATACAAAATGATTGAACTTCGTGTATCGTATGCTTTGTTCAATACTTCCTCACCTTACTCTTACGCTGTTTCCTTTATCAACCCTTCCGTTGTTCTCTTATGCTCTATCTACCGGCATACGAAATGATTGAACTTCACTAAGCTATACGGTTTGTGTAGCCCTCCTCGCCTTACCCTTACGTTATCCTTTCTCTTATTCGTCCTTCCGCAAAAATTTCCTCGATGATTGAACTTCGTGTATCGTATGCTTTACGTGATCTCTCTCTCTTTCAGTCCATTCTTACGCTGTTTCCTTTTATCTATCCTTCCGCCCTCACCGGTGTTTATTCGTGTTTCTATACGCGGTTTGGTGCTGGCTGGGATTTGGGCTGTATGTCTTTATAATTCATTCTATAGCTCGTCTATAGTTTTCTATGGTTCAAAGGCTTGTGAGCTATAGAGCGGTTTGTCGGGTAAAAGAAAAGGCCCCCGATTGGGGGCGGAGAGGAAGAGATGGAGTATCCGGTTATTCTCAAAGAACGTCGCCGCTCCAAATTACGCCGACGACTGCTTCTTTCAGATCCTCGTACCGCGGATCGAGGATGAGCTGGGGGTGGGGTATTTGCTCCCGTACCACTGTAGTCTCGTCCGGCAAGGCGAGGAATCTTTCCGCTTCCGCCACCGGCAAGAACATCTCCGCCCATTCCCGCTGTCGTGAATCTTTGTTGTCACTCAACGATAGCAAGAAGTAGCGTTTGTCGTTTATCTTGACCTCCGCCATTGTGTTGATTTCCTTCCCTTTGTACTCGAACATACTCTACTCCTTTCCGGGTTTCACCGACGATTAAGGTTCGAAGACGAAGTCTATATCCTCGTTCCGATTCCGAAACAAAATGATTCGACGCCGAGCGTATGTCAGAACGCGCGGGTCGTGAAGTCCTATAAAGTATGTATTCCCCCTCCGGTCTCGAACTAACAGGGCTCCTTTGAATACCGCGGGGAACACTTCTTCGAAGCCCAACTGTTCTTTCACCTTCCGCGCCAAAGCCAGGCTGTTAAGACTGATTCTTCTGGCGAAGCCCATACCGAAGGCGTGTGTGTACTTCTCCGTCATCTTCCGCCGCTCTTCCGTCTCACTCCAATACGCAGACACCTCCGCCCGCCGTTTCAAGGCGGAAAGAGTAAAGTGTTTGGATAACAGCATGCGCTCCTCCTTTCCTTTAACAACTTAGCACGCCGTCACGGAAAAGTCAACGAAAATTTTTTCTTGACTTCCACGCCTCCCCGCGCTACAATGATTATGAAAGGAGGCGAAAGATGAAGAGGATTGGAAGCGTGATGTTAGAGTGCGGTGATTGCGATCTCTTGTTGGAAGAGGGGGATCGCGTGCGAGTGTGGGTCCGGGTCGAGGACATCTACGATCTCAACGAGATCGGCTTTGATGCTCGGCGGACCGGAAAGGCGTATCTCGTCCCGGTCAAGCGGTTGGACGACGGGACTGGGTGCGTGGAGTTGGACTTCGACGGGGAAGTTAAGGTGTTGGATTGAAAGGAGGCGGAAGATGAAGAGTCTTAGGATTTGGTGATGCGCCTTGAGCGACAAAGCGAGGAGTTGGGACGACGAGCGCCCGGCTGTCATGCGACGCATAGCGCGAGAGGAGGGCGTGAAGGTGAGAGACGGAGTGAACTACATCCGCGTCTGGTTCGTCGATGAGGAGGCGGATGGTTTCCTACTCCTCCGGTCCTTGCGGGAGGAGGGTTGGATCAAGCCTTACCGCCTGCTTACCGACCCAGACGCCCCGGTTCACTTCGATCTCCATTCGAGTGAATGTTCCGGCGGTTGCGATTTCGTTTAACGCAAAGCGAAACCACGGCGAAGATTTTTCTTGCGCTCGCCGTGGTTTCGTGCTATTTTATTGTTGAAAGGAGGCGGAGATGGAAGTTAGAATACTGAAGTGTGATCGAGAGCGGTTCGAGCGGGAAGTAGAAGTGTTCAACGAGAATGCCGCTAAGAAGGGCCTTGAGCCCATACGCTTCGAGGTTATCCGCGAAAGCGTGCTTTGCGTATCGAGGACGAGCCGGGTTGTCGTCCTTCACCTGGAAGTTACCGGCGGCATCCTCGCTTCCGCCGTCGGAGGGCGCTGGCGTGTCCTCGGTCAGAAGATACTGCTTCCAGTGAATGAGGAGGGCGAGCGGAAGATGCTTTTCCTCGCTAACAACTTCTGGCGCGAGACTTCCGTCCCGGAGGAAATTCGCCGGCACGACATTGTGTGCGAGCATTGCGGCCTCAAACGTTTCCGCGTCCAGTCCTTCTTGCTGGAAGATACGAGGACCGGGAAGATAATCGAGGTCGGGGGCTCGTGCGTGGACGACTTCACCGGCGCTCACGTCCGTTCTCTGGCGGCGTCTTGCTTCCGTCTCAACCGTTTCATCCTCCCGGAAGACGTAGATGACATAGACGCCATTCTCGCGGAGCGCGAAGGTCGTATTTCTTACGAGCACTACTTCTTCCCGATGGAGACAGTGCTTCAATACGCCGCGCACGCCGTCCGCGAATACTCCGACGGCGTTTACTACTCGCGTAACCGGGCAGAAGAGGAGGGCGTGGAGCCTACCTCTTTCCTCGTCCGAAAAGACATTGTTTACGGTCTGGCGATAGACGAGGAGGCCGCGAAAGAGGGCTCCGAAATCTACCGCTGGGCGAAGGAGTACTTTGCGGATTACACGCCGGCGGATACCGCTAACTACGAGTGGAACCTAAAGATTCTCCTGGAGAATGATTTGGTACCTTATCGTGCTGTCGGACTCGCTGCTTCTCTTTATGCTTACTACAAGCGCCGCCAGAGGGAGAGGAGAGAACGCGAGGAGTGCCGAGACGCCTGGTTGGCGCCGGAGGGCGAAAAGGTCGAGGGAGAGGCCATAGTGATAACAGTCTGTCGAGTCGCAACCTTCTACGGTCCTTCCACGCTCGTGAAGTTCATTACCTCTGACCGCCACCTCTGCACCACGTTCTCGAACGCCGCCTGGACGCTCGATGTGAAGGAAGGACACCGCATCCGGTTCAAGGGCCGAGTGAAGAGGCATACGATGTACAATGGCGTGAAGGAAACGCAGCTTACGCGAGTCCGCGTAGAAACTTTGACGGAATGACGACTCGTAAGAAGCCCCCTCCGCTCGGAGGGGGCTTTCCGTATTCGCTCATAATCATCAAACCGCTGACTCCGAAGAACTTATCCACCTCCTTTCACCGCAATCCAGCTAGGATGATCCCCAAGAAAAACGCCAGACACGCAGCCGAAATGAACAAGGCTGCCAAGGCTACGTAGAACCCGATCCAACACACTATTGCTATAGGTGTACCAATGAGCATGAGAGTCCTGACGAACCATCCATGCTGCTGCCAGCACAAGTACCAGTTTTCGAACCAGCCGATCTCCTCCTTCTGCTTCTTCCTCCGCCGCGGCTTCGCTGTAGATACAACTTGTTTTGAGACGTACAGTCCGGTCTTAGGTACTCCAACCGTTACTCGCGCTCCTTTCGTTCCGGTAGTCAAGCGCAGACCAGGAGGGCCGACCGTCACCGATACACTTTTCTTGTTAAAGTTGATTCCAAACCATCGGGAAAGCCACGTCCTCTTATAGAACCGGAAACCCATTTCCGCCTCCTTTCATTCCTCGGCGTACACGCCGCTTGCTGCAATGTGGAACTCCGACAAAGCCGCGCTCAAATACGCCATCCAACGGTAAAGTTCATTCTTAGCGTACAACCAGCGCGGCGCGAGCTTCAAGCTCAGAGCGTCCTCGTCGTCGAGGAAATGGACGAGACGCGCCACATTCATAGCGGCGTCTCTCAAAGCAAGCGCCTCGCTGTTGAAAGTCAAAACACTTCGACTGTAGTCCACGACGTACACCTCATCTGCCATTTCCTGGTACCGCTCCGGCAAGAGGCTCTTGTCCGCCTGCCCTATCGGCACGGCCAGCTTCGGCTCTTTCCACCAATACGAGTAAGGCTTCACCAACACCTCGCCGTCCGAAGTATTGTACTGCCCGACCGGAAGGAAGTCGTTAAGCAGTAGCGCTATGTACGGCCTCTCCTCGCCGAAAAGCGTATTGTTTATCAGCAACCTTATCTTTCCTTCTCCTCGCATCTCCGCCTCCTCTACTCCACGTTGTTTATTTGTTCTACGATAGCCTCGAAGATAACTTCCGGTGATGCCGGTTCTCCGTCGAGGAACAAAGTGGACTTGTTCTGGTTTAGCCAGACAAGCGTGCCCTTCTGATCGTTTATGCTGACCTGGTTCTTGTCTTGCGATAGGACCACGGCGTTGATTGCAGAATACGGAATGAACATCTTAGCGCCGGAAGGAAGCTCGACCTCAACCCCTTCATTCATTATACTTACGTTTATCATCATTCTTTCCCTCCTACATATCTTCAAGCACACGGTAAATCCGATCCATCAGTTCGTTAAGCGAAGCGCGGACACCATCAATGTAAATCTCGGTGTTTTCACTTTGAATACGAACTGCGAGACAATCATTCTTAAAGTATAGATTTACTTCTGTGCCGCTTTCGCACACCAAGCCGATACTATTGTAGGGAAGTATGGTACGCGAGAAACAAGGCTGCGCCCATTCTACTACCATGCACTTTTGACCGAACTGAATACGTATGACCTTGTTGACCACTTCAGCTTCCATCTCTGTCTCCTTTCAAGGTTTGTAATACACCCAGACGGCCATATCGTCCAATACACCGCCTTTTACTTCATTTCCTATGGTGTACCCCTCCCGGTTGAGGAAAACGTATTCTCGGCCTGTTTCCGTTCGTCCTACACGCCAATTTTCGTCGAGTATCGACGATGCTTCTATCTCCCCGGCGTACAGAAGGTCGCTGCTCACCAGTAGCTCTATCTCGTCGCAGCCAGTGAAACCGAGGGCCTCTGCCGCTCCGATTGTAAGGTCTATCGCGGCTCTGTTCGTCAGCCGTTCTCCCCGATGTCCGAACCGTGTGCTTTCCGCCAGCGGCCTTCGGCAGTGGAGGAAATATGCATCTGTGACAAACCACGGCCCTACGTCGATGATCGGCACATCATACACCGCTCGGTCCTTGTAAATCAATGTGACACGAAGGTTCTTCCTCAGCACATCAGGAAGCCTACACGGCAAGGCTACACCTATTCGTTCCTTTTGCTCCAAACCGTACCAATTGTAGGGCGTGTAGGCCACAATTTGCGGCTCGAAAACGGTAGCTTCTACTCGGCCTCGCCACAAAATCGTTCTGTACTTTTCCATTCCGCCTCCTTCCAAATGAGGAAGGTGGAACAGCGCCATCATACAGAGCAAGTATGCTGCATAATGAAACACTGTTCCACCCTTCGCCTCAGTAGTCCATGTCTATGAGCTCTTGTGTGAGCTCTCCAAGACACCGCGCGTTCCCGCGCCCGATGTACCACTTTCCGTCTTCCGCGTTGAAGATGTATGTGTACTCACGCACATCCTCACGCTGAACGATGACGGAGAAGTAGTCGCGGTAAAGTTCCTCCCAAGAACAAGGCGGATACACCGCCGTTTCAGCCTTATCGTCGTAAGTAGTGAAGGAACCATCCTCCTGAAACGCGCGGATTTCACCCGCGTCGATGATCTTCCTCACCTCCTCCGGAGTCTTATAATGCTCCAGGAGAATTTTGCCGGTATGCTTCGTGTATCCGTCGTAATTCACGACGGCAGTCCGAAGCTGTCCGCCCTCATAGATTCCAATAAGTGCCTGCGTTCCCATTACTCGCCTCCTTTCATCCTCCGAGCCACGCCGCCAAGTACAACGTGATTATGTTAAGAAACACCGTCAGAATAAAGCACAAGTCGTTCATAGCGCCTTCCACTTCTCTATATCCTGCGCTCCTCGTCCTCCTTTCCGCTTCAGCGCGTTCAGATCGAGAAAAAGCCGATTGAATGCCTCCGTCGTCCGGATGAACAACAAGTACTCGTGGTCGCTCTGTATTGAGAATGACCACGGAATACGGAAATCTTGACCTGTCGCTGCTCTGACACTTACTCCGAATACGTCGTTTATTCCTTGCTGCAAACACCACTTCGCGGCGGCTCCTTTCACTCTTACAGTGTATTTTACTTCGTTGTATGCTGCTTCCTGCTTCGGGCGTACTATCGTAACCGGATTTTTGACTCCGCAAAAGCTCTCAAAGATCTTATTGTACCGCAAAAGAATCTGCCGATATATCTGTTTCATTGCTCACCTCCTTTCGACACTATCGGCTCTCTAGCAGCATAGCACGCTGACGGACCAGAGTCAAGAAAATTATTTGCCTGTGCTTCCGAAACCTCCCTTACCTCTTTCAGTGGCCCGCACACGGTCCACATGAACAATGTAGGGAAGGCAGACGCGGTTGAATACAAGCTGAGCTATGCGCTCTCCCCTCCGTATCCAGACAGGCCGGTTGGAAGTGTTGTAAAGAATCACCTTGACCTCGCCGCGATAGTCGGGATCTATCGTCCCCGGAGTATTCAGTACCGTAAGCCCCTCGCGTGCTGCTCTTCCGCTTCTCGGACGCACCTGCGCTTCAACGAACGGTGAGTTTATCTCCAGTTTGATGCCCGTACCGACCAGTACTCTATCACCTTCAGGAATAACAACGTCCTCCGCCGCTTTGAGGTCCCACCCCACGGCTCCAGACGATGCTCGGTAGGGCAACAAATCCTCGTCTTCCGTCTCCATCCAAACGATGATTCTGTCTTCATTTGTTCTGTCGCTTGCACTTACAATCTCTTTCAAGTTGATAAGGTGGGCGCCTACCTCCATTACGAAGGCGGCAATCAGACTGCCGAGCGCTACTTCTGGTCCAAACCTATACCAGCACATTATTCCGTTCAGCGTAAACAGCCCCGCCAGCGCCCGGCAAATTAGTATGCTCGCCTTGTTGGGATTGAAAAAGAAGTTACTCACGCCATACTCCTTTCGTCTTTCCTTATAACGGAATGGGGGATACTATGAAAGCACGATTTGAAAGAGAGCTTTACATTCAAGAGGCGGTCCGTTGTTTCTCTTTTCTGATGCGAAAGAAGCTGTACGCGAACAACCACAAAGGGCTTTGGCTCGACTGCTCATACCGGCGCCTCCTATCGCTTTTAAAAGACGAAGTGAAAGAGCACGCTCACGCTAAAGAAAATGAGCCGCCGGATAATATAATGCTGGAAGCGGCGGACGTGGCCAACTTTGCTATGATGATAGCTGACCTCGCCCGACGTAAAATCGAAGAAAAATGAACGTCTTAGGCTTACCTTCTTCGTGGAGGTAAGCCATGGAAAAACCGCAAATTATCATACTTCCCGTTGACGCGCTGCGTCCTGCACCTTGGAATTACAAGCATCAGGACAATGAGATGCAACAGAAGTTGGAAAACAACATCCGTCGAAACGGCGTACTTCTTCCTTGTCTTGTTCGAGAAATCGGCGACGGTCTTTATGAAGTGGTAGATGGGAATCACCGTCTCCTCGCTTACGAACATCTCGGCATTACTCGCGTGGCTTGCGTGAACCTCGGCGCCATTTCCGCAGCAGAAGCCAAACGCATAGCCATTGAGATAAATGAAACGCGTTTTCCGGCTGCTGATACTTTGCTCGCCGAAATCGTAGAAGAGCTGAAGGTAGAGTTTCCGTTGGAAGATTTGCAAGCAACGCTACCCACGCCGATCCTGGAAATCGGCGAAATCATAGACTTAGATCTCGATGACGATCTCGGACTTGAAGGTTCCAGCCTCCCATCCCCCGGCAAGGCTACCGAGTTCCGCCTTTCCTTCTCCTCGGAGGAAGAGGCAGAGCGCGTACAGTACTGGCTTGATACTCTTGTAGATCGCTACGAAGTATCCGGGAAGAACCAGGCGGAACGATACGCCAAAGCGCTCTACTACTTTGTAACGACAAAGGAGGAATAATGGATATTACCCAATACGTAAAGCGAGTACGCATCGACTCCATCCGTCCCAACCCGTGGAATCCAAACAAGCAGAGCGAAGAAGTATTCCGACGCCAAATCGAGTCTATACGGCGGTACGGTCTGCTTCTTCCGATTCTAGTCCGTAAAATGGACGACGGGTATGAGATCATAGACGGTGAGCACCGCTATCGCGCTTGCCGGGAACTCGGCATAGAAGAAGTGGCTGTAATTGACCTCGGCAATGTAGATGAGAAGACGGCCAAACATCTTACCGAAATATTCACTCGCCTTCGAGGCACGGCAGACGTGATGCTCGAAGCGAAGTTGCTGAAAGAGCTTTCCGACATACCGGACCTCCTCGATACGCTTCCGCTTGACGAAGCCACCTTCGAGCACTTCCTTCGCTTGGCCGATTATGAACCCGTACCGCTGCCGACACCAGAACCCTCCTTCAAGGAGCGAGAGGAGGAAAAAGAAGAACCTGCCAGTCTTCGACCCCCGCGCCCGGCCAACGAACCCGAACCACAATCTTCGGTTGAAGATGAAGTAGAAGAGCAAGAAGACCTCGGACCGCAAGTCTATACGCTCACACTTCAGCTTCGAGAGGAGAATCCAAATCGGCTTCAAGCTATTGCAAGCAAGCTATACAAGCTGTTGGACAAGGAGGGAATAAGCTACTCGGTGTCGGGAGGGATCGATGAATGAAGTCTTTACTCGATATTGGATCAATCGAGCAGCTTTCAAAGGAATACCGCGTACTCGAATGATCATTTACGGAGTGCTCCTCGCTTGCCGGGAGAACAAAGAACTGCTTGAGTTTATAAAGGCCCAAACGCTTATTCGTGTTTGCTCGAATATCCGAATGTTCATCGAACGTCGGGAACAGAACAAAAGAGCAAACACTATACGCAGTCCCTTCTACGCTTACATCATTGAACGCTTTTCGAACAAAGACTTCGTTGGAAAGATAGAAGCTTTGGCTTTGAAGATCGCCAAGATACACGCTTTGGCCTACTCGTCTGTAAGAAGTAGAGGCCGGCCTTCCAAACAGCAGAGGGCAGCAGCCGCGCTTTACAAGAAACGACGAGAGCTGGCGCAGCATCTTTATCGCCCGTTTACTCGGCCTTACAAGGCCAAAATAGACACGCTACTCAAGCACATAGACTTGATACTGGAGGAAGTGCACGGTGAGTAATCTTCCTTCGCGTAACAAAAAAACACTGACGCCGAAACCGAAGAGCCGACTTGTAACCTTGCTCGAATTATTGCTGGAAAAGAACGGCATTAGTGTAAGCGAACTTTCGATACGTACTTCGATACCGGAGAAGAAAATAAATGCCTGGCTCTCGGGTAAAAGCACGCCGTCTCTCGAAGAAATAGAGGCGGCGCTGGCCGCCGTACAGTACGCACTGGTCCCGGCTCCGCTTGAAGAAGTAGAGACGGAGGAGTATCCGATTTACGATTACATGGGATCGTTCGAGGCACGCGCGGCTGCGGCTGCACCAACGGATGCTTCCGGAATTGACCTTCTTTTACGATTACAATACGCGGAACTAGCGAAGGTGAAGCGCGCAGAAGCTACTACGTCTATCAGTAGTGAAGAGGCTCAAATACGCAAGGCCAAAATACTCGCTGAGATCCGTGAACTTATGAAGCTGAAGGTTCTCATGGGAACAGACGAAGAAGACCTCGGCGACATTGAACTCATCTTTGACTCCGAACGAGGGAAGGATCTGTGACTCGTAGAATATCGAAAAAAGACCTCTTGAATCTGATTCGGCGAAACCGCAAAGACAACCGCTCGTCCTTTTACTCGCTCTACAAAGACCAAAAGGAGAAGCGAAAGCCGGATCGTACTTTTCTCCACCTACGCTTTGCGCCGGATGACTTGCAGCGCTCTATAATTGAAGACGACCAGCACAAACGTATTCTCTGTATTTGGGGACGGCAAAGAGGAAAAACTACTTCCTCACTTTTGTGGCTCTTCCGTCGAGCGCTCAAACAACCGCGATCCATCAACTGGTTTGTCGGACCGACTCTCAAGCAGGTTAAGCGTGTGGCTTGGATGAAGGCCAAGCGGCTCTATAGCCCTTCTGTTATGGCAAAAAATCCTAACGAATCCACGCTGACCTTCTTTCTCAAAAATGGTGCGCGAATACAATTCATGGGTGCAGACGATCCAGACTCCTTGAGAGGAGACACACTGAACAATGCTGTCCTTGACGAGTACGGCGTTATGAAGCCGGAAGCATGGACCATGGGTGTAGAACCTATGCTTTCGACTACGAACGGTCACGCTCTTTTCATCTCTACACCAAACGCTCTCAAGGGCCTTCATCTTCAAAAGTTGTGGGAAGAAGCATCTTCCGGCGCGCTAAATACCGATCCCGACAACCCTACATGGCGCTGTTCGCATGCGCCTTCTTTCCCTTCGCCTCACATGCCGCCGGAGGTCATCGAACGAGCGCGAAGGGAAATGCGAGACTGGCAGTTTCGCCAGGAGTATGAAGCGTCCTTTGAGGAAGTATCAGGTCGTATTTGGCCGGAGTTCCGCGCCCTCAAAGTAGAACAGGGCGGCCACCTCATAGACCCGCCGGATGGCCTCGACTACATTCCGCCGAAACCGGATTGGACCGTCATAGCCGGTTGCGACTTTGGTTTCGACCACCCGACAGTAGTCATCTGGATCGGCGTGGACAAGTGGGGCCATGTAGTCGTGCTCGATGAATACGTAGCGCCTCGACGCCGCATTACAGACCACCTCAAAGTCATAGTGGAAAAGTCTAATCGTCTGTGTGGTGTCGAGAAAGTAGTATTTGCTTACGACCCTTCCGCTGTGCAATGGGCAGCGGAGTTCGAGGCTTACGGCCTTCACATGATACCCGCTATCAATGCTGTTCACGCCGGAATAGACCGCGTAGGCGCTTATCTCAAAAACAACTACCTCTTGATAAATAGTCGATGCCACAACCTCATTAAAGGTATGCTCGATTACGCATACGACCCGCGAGCAGCAGAACCGAGGCCGCTCAAGATAAACGACGACGAATGTGATGCTTTGCGCTATGCATTGATGGCGGTTACTCCACCCTTCCAATTCATACCGCAATACCTCCAGGAAGAAATAGAGGAGAACCTTACCAACCTTTGGGAACCAGATCCTATCTTTGAATAGACAGAAAGGAGACATCATGCGTTGGATAGACAAGTTGGCTAATTGGCTGGGGTATGAGAAGAAGCGCGACAAGGTAGAAGAGACGGAGCCGGTGAATGTAAATCCTTTCCTCTCGTCTTCTTACGTGGACTACCTCCGCAACGATCCCACGCCGGAGAACAAGGCGAACTCGGTGGTGGCAAACGAAATCGTTGCGCAGGAGCTTACAGCCTGGCGAGATCTTCAGAAGGAAGTGAACGGTTGGTACTCGGTGTCTTCGCTCGCCGGTGAGTTGTCTGCTTCGATGCGAGAGCGAATACAGAAGCAATGCTTGTTCCTCTATTCCCGCGATGCCATAGCAAGGAACATCATAAACTCGTACACCTTCCTTACCATCGGTAAAGGGATGCAGGTCATCTTCGCCGACAAGAAGGCACGAGAGCGGTGGGAAGTTATCGCCAAGAATGTCAACTGGAACAGCTTTTACCGTCATACTATCGAGATGACTTACTTGCTCGGTGAATGGTTCGTGCTTCGCATACCGACAGTAAACGTAAAGCCGTCGGCTAAAAGCGTTAACAAGCGAATCTCTGCGGTCAAACAAAAGCTGGCGAAGATGAATCCTGAAGAAATCGACCTTATCCACATCCATCCCGCCGAAGTGGAGGAGGTCATACCGCTGCCGGAGTATCGTCACCGCGTCAAAGCATACAAGATGATAGACGGTTTCGGTGGTTCGAGGGAGAAGATTGAACTTTCTGCCTTCGACGTTACGCACTTTGCTCTCAAAAAGCCCGCTTTGGCTTTAAGAGGCCGCCCGCTGCTGGAACCCATCCTCATGGCTTTGTCTATGTATCGTCTGTGGCTTCAAGACCGTGTTACGCTCAATGCGGTACGCACTCGAATACCGCTCATTCGTAAAGTGTCCGGCGGCTCCGGCGTCCTTCAAAGCAAAAAGGACAATATGAGTACTATCGGCTTGCCGCGACCGGGGACCATCGCTATCGTTCCGAAAGACGAGGAGTGGATGTTCCCCTCATTGAACCTTTCCGGCTTTGAGGCGCAGCAAGACGGACGCTCCCTGCTCTTGCAGATATGCGCTGGTGTTTCGCTGCCGGAGTTCCTTGTTACCGGTGACGCTTCCAACTCGAACTACGCCTCGACTATAGTCGCATCGTCTCCTATCATTCCTCTTATCGAAAGCTACCGTATCCTGTTCGGTGAGTTGTTCGCTGATATGATTGAGGAAGTGGTAGGGGAAAGGCCGTCTATTCAGTGGCCCGGAATACTCAAGCAGGACATACTGGAGCTCGCCAAGGCCGGAGACTTGCTCAGAGCGAACGGCGTTATCTCTAAAGCCACCTACGCCTCTTGGATGGGTCTTGTGTGGGACGGAGTGAACGGAGAGAAGGCGAAGATAGACGCCGAAATGCTCGAAGACGAGCCGATAGACCTCGCCAAGCCTACTCAGAGCGAGGAATAATTGAAACGGAGGGGCTACCATGGGTGTTAACAAGGAACTGTACGATGCTATCCTTCAACACGCACACTATCTTCTCGGTGTAGAAGCACACGCCGCCGGCCAGCTTAACTATCGCCTCAAGCAAGCGCTGGAGTTGGCCGAGGAGAAAATAAAGCAAATAGTCGGTAACCGTCATACTCTGAGCGCCAAGCAGTACCGTGAAATAGCTGCTGCTATCGCATCCGATATGGCGGACATCTACGATGCCGGGTTCGACGATTTGTCACACTCTCTGCTCACGTTGTTGTCTGCGGAGACGATAGCCTACACGCGCATCCTTGCCGACACTTTGCCTTCGAGTCTCACTTCTCGGCTCGTATTCAACCGCATACCGATAAATGTGATGTGGGAAATCATCAACAAGCCTATCGGTGGCTACACTTACGCGGATCGCGTCTCCTTACATACACGGCGCTACGCAAAGCAAATCCGGCAAGCTCTCCTTGAAGGACTTATTGCCGGTGAAGGCGTGGATAAGATAATGCGGAGGATACGGAGGGTCACAGAAGTCACCGCCTCTGCTGCCGCTCGTCTTGCTCGAACAGAGATACACCGCGCTTCGGTAGAAGCTATGCTGCGTGTCTTCGACGCGAACAAAAACGATGTGGTTTCCGGTATCGAGTATGTGGCGACGCTGGACTTGCGTACTTGCCCGCGTTGCGGACAGTTCGACCGCTCTGTTTTCTACTACACCGGAACGCCGAATGTCTCGGAAGCGCCGGAAATCCCCGTCCACCCGAATTGTTATTCAGAAGATACCGAAGTGTACACTGAAGCCGGGTGGATTCCTTTCCCGGAGCTCAAAGCGGGAATGAAAGTCGCCTCACTCAATCCTCAAACGGAAGAAGTAGAAGCCAAGGAAGTGCTTGCAACCGTCGAATACTATGCTTTTCGCTGCCGTAAGCTGATTCACAAGGACTTCGAACTTGTTGTATCGTATGACCATCCATTCTTTGGTGCCGTAAAAGAAAAAGATGTGTTTGTTCCGGCGTTCTTTGACTTGTTCGAGGATTTGCCTGAAAACTTCTACTTCATTTTGCCGGATATGGACAATGTGCGGCGGAAGCGGTACGTGCCTCTTAGTGAGGTTCAAGTAGAAGACGTAGTGTATGACGGCATCGTTTACGATGCTGAAGTAGAAGACAACCACACGCTTATTGTCCGACGAAAAGGCGCAGCCGTTTTCGGCTCGAATTGTCGCTGTATTGTTGACCCGGAAACTCTCATCTTCACCAGCAAAGGTGAAAAGCCCATCACGCAAGTTCGTGTAGGCGATAAGGTTTTGACGCATACGGGTGCCTACAAAGAGGTTACAGCAATTAAGCACACGCCACAATGGAGCGGATACGTTTTCAAAGTGATTACTGAGTCCGGTAAATCGCTGCTCGTCACGCAGGACCATCCTTTCTGGTTGAAGTACACTATCAACGGTAAAGAAGCTGTCCGCTGGATCAAAGCGCAGAACATAGACATCGATGACGAGGTGCTTGTTTACCGTTACCGAAAACTTCGCTGGGAAAAGGTAGTACGGCTTGAATGGGAGAAGCACTATCTCATCCCCGTGTACAACTTTGAAGTAGCAGATGATCGCTCCTACGTTGCTAATCGAATCGCCGTCCACAATTGCGTTTACATTCCGTTCGTTGCTTCCTGGGAAGAATTGGGGTTCAAGCCGGAGGATTTGGCTTCCGATAGCGGTCTGGCTGCGTTGGACGGTGAACCCGCCGACGTGGTGTCTTACGCAGACTGGTTTGCTAGTCAAGATGAAGATGCTCAAATACAAATCCTCGGCCCTAAGCGCTATCAGGATTGGCTGAATGGTTTATTCCGCTTTGAGTGTGTCTCACAAGG